GTTTTCGGCGAATGATTAGCTCTGATAAACAAGACCTAGCGGCAGGCAATATTATTGACCTTTATGAAATCGATGCTACGAATATTGGTAGCACTATTTTCCGATGGGTGGCTGATGTTAATGAATTAAATAACGATATTATTTGGCAGGGAAATGCTTATTCAAGGTTTCCGATTGAGGCTGATGGATTCTCAAGATCGGGAAAAGGGACACAACCCAGACCAGTAATAAAAGTATCAAATATTACTGGCGCAGTCGGGCTATTGACTAAAAGCTATCAGGATATGATCGGTGCAAAATTCACAAGAAAGAGGACATTTGTTAAATACCTAGATGCTGCAAATTTCACTTCTGGCAATGCACAAGCTGACCCATTAGCGTCATTCGCTGACGAAATTTGGTATGTCGATAGAAAGTCTGCTGAAAACGGCGTGTTTATTGAGTTTGAATTAGCGTCCGCAATGGACCTAACCGATGCTAAAATTCCAAAGCGACAAGTGACGCAACACGTTTGCGCTTGGCAATACCGAAGCGCAGAATGTAGTTACACTGGCGGCGCGGTTGCTGATATTAATGATAATTCCACTAGTGTTTTAGCTGACGATGTTTGTGGGCATAGAGTATCATCATGTAAGCTAAGGTTTGGTGAAAATTCAGCCCTGCCTTATGGCGGTTTTTCTGGCAGTTCAAATTAAGTGACCATTAAAGATGATATTTTTAATCATGCCAAAGAATGCTACCCACTGGAAAGCTGTGGATTAATAGTCATAATTAAAGGGAGGAAAAAATACTGGCCTTGCAGGAATATAGCGTCAGGATTGCAGTTCGCTATACATCCAGAAGATTATGCAGCAGCAGAAGATAAAGGTGTTATCGATACGGTTGTTCATTCCCACCCAAACATATCACCAATGCCGTCACCTTCCGACCTAATTGGCTGTGAGCAATCTGGCTTAAAATGGTTAATCATTAGCTACCCAAATGGAAATATCTATAAATTCAAACCGACTGGTTATTTGCTGCCTCTTTACGGTAGGGAATTTCAGCACGGAACTGTTGATTGTTTTTCATTTATTCGCGATTATTTTAAGCAAGAATTAAATATTGATATGCCGAATTATGATAGGGCTGATAATTGGTGGTTAAATGGTGAAAGTCATTATATAGACAGGGCTGATGATGCTGGGTTCTATATAGTAAATGAACTTAAAATTAATGACGTTATTTTCATGTCTATTGGTAGTAGTGTCCCAAATCATGCTGCTGTTTATCTTGGTAATAATAAAATCGGACATCATTTAGCAGGGAGGTTATCATCTATTGATATTTACGGCGGATGGTACGCTAAAATAACAACCCAAATAGCTAGGCATAAATGAAAACAATAATGTTATATGGAAATCTTGGTGCAGAGTTTGGTAGGGTGCATCACTATGATGTTGCTACGCCTATCGAGGCATTGAAAGCACTTAGCGTTACAATAAAAGGTTTTAAGAAATCATTTATTGATGGCGGTTCATACCGCATTCTCGTCGGCGGTAAAAATGATTTAACATTAGATGAAACTGTTAACCCTATTTCAAATAAGGAGTCTATAAAAATAATCCCACTGGTTTCGGGTGCTGGTAAAAGTAAGGGTATTTTTAATATAATTTTAGGCGCGGCATTAATCCATTTTTCTGGCGGCCTTGCCAATGGTTTAAGCTCTTCTTTTATGACAAAAGCCACATTCCAGCAGGTAGGTATGTCTTTAATTATGAGCGGTGTATCTCAATTATTATTCCCACCTCCTAAAGCTCCTGTATCTCAAGAAAGGCCAGAAAATATGCCATCATTTATATTTAATGGTGCTGTAAATACAACAAGGCAAGGAAACCCTGTGCCATTGTGTTATGGCAGAATGATCGTAGGGTCACAAGTGATTAGTGCAGGATTATCAGTGGAGCAATTATAAATGGGCGAGTTAGTTAAAGGATCTGGCGGAGGTAAAGGTGGCGGCGGCAGTGGTCGAGTTTCTGTCGAAGCTGCTGACAGCATTAGATCAAAGCAAGTTGCCAAAGTGGTTGATTTGATATCAGAAGGTGAAATAAGCGGGTTAGTAAATGGATTGAAGTCCATTTATCTGGATGATTCCCCATTGCAGAATTCTGATGGTACTTTCAATATCGAAGGCATTGTATTTGATAGCCGAAATGGTACACAGTCACAAACTCATATTAGCGGTTTTCCAAATATTGAATCTGAAACGGCTGTTGCTGTTGCTGTGACTAAAGAAACAAGCGTCACAAGAACTATTAATGATGCAGATGCTGATAGCGCAAGAATAACAATATCAGTGCCAAGATTAACAAGCCAAGATATTAAAACTGGTGATGTGAGTGGAACGAGCGTTGAAATTGCAATTGACCTGCAAAGCAATGGTGGCGGTTTTGTTCCTGTTAGCCTTTCAAAAATAACTATATCTTTAATCAATCAAGGCTCTATTTTAAGCAGTTTAGATACGTCGATATTATCAGCGCAAGTATCTATAAGCTGGGTTGGCCCGTCGACTTCTCAGAACACCCTGCATACTATATTTTATAATTTACAGTCCAGAGAAGTCGGCTCTAGCACTTGGACAACTATCGGGAATTATAGTTTTAGCGGTTCTAGCAGAAGAGTAACAGTTTGGGACCCAGATCAATTTCAAGGTAAAGGTGATCGAGGTGGGTGGACAACTATAATTAACCCACCAACGGGCGCAGTCACAAAGCAATTTAGTGGTTTAACTTCGGCGATGGAATATCAGACTGTTAAAACATCAGGCTCAGGCACTTTAACTTTATCTGGCAGTGGTGAGGCATTTGCAGAAGGTACGGAAATAACGGGCAAAACATCGGGCCGATACCAGAGGGCTTACAATATACCGCTTACGGGTTCGGCTCCGTGGGATATTCGGGTTAGAAGATTAACCGATGATTCAACATCTCAAGCGTTACAAAACGAGACGATCTGGGATAGTTTTACAAAGATAATTGACGAAAAATTTACCTATCCAAATTCTGCATTAATGGCTTTATCTATTGATTCTGAATTGTTTAGTAAAATACCAACTCGCGGTTATGAAATAGAAGGGATGATTATCAAAATACCTTCAAATTATAATCCAGTGACTAGATTATATTCAGGCGTGTGGGATGGTACTTTTATAACAGCTTATTCAAATAATCCTGCTTGGGTTTTTTATGATGTTGTAACAAATTCACGATACGGCCTTGGTGATTATGTTGCTGAATCATTAGTAGATAAATGGGCTTTGTATGAAATATCTCAATATTGTGACGAGATGGTGGATAATGGACAAACAGGAACTGAACCCAGATATACAGTTAACGCCTACATTCAAACAAGGGAAGAAGCATTAAGTTTAATTCAGTCGCTTGCATCCTCTTTCGCAGCAATGAGTTATTGGTCTGCTGGTTCAGTAACATTATCACAGGATTCTCCAAAGCAGCCGTCAGCTTTATTTACTCCAGCAAATGTAATTAATGGCACTTTTGATTATTCTGGTTCTAGCGCGAGAACTAGGTCAACAGTAATCTCAGTAACATGGAATGACCCCGATGACTTATATCGACAATCTATAGAATATATTGAAGATATTGAAGGAATAGCTAGGTTTGGCTTTATTAAAAAAGAAGTCGCTGCATTCGGATGCACATCAAGAGGTCAAGCACATAGATTCGGTAAAGCGATTTTATTTACTGAAAGAATGGAAACTGACACAGTTGCTTTCAGTTGCGGAATGGATGGTTTGGCTATCGGTGTTGGTGAGGTTTTTCAAACATCAGACCCAGTCAGGTCGGGTGATCGATTAGGCGGAAGATTGCAAGCGGCAACAGTAACAGAGTTTACGCTGGATAGCGCAGTCACGATTGACAGTTTATATATTTATACGCTTTGGCTAGTAATGCCTGATGGTACTGTCGAAAACCGCGCTGTTACCAATGGCTCAGGCACTACATTTGACCTGACTGTTTCACCTGCATTTAGTTTAATACCGAAACTTCAATCGGTCTGGGTTTTGGGCTCTACTAATGCTAACCCTGAAACTTGGAGAGCTATAACCGTTAGCGAGGATGGTGTAAATGCATCAATAGTTGGCCTTGAGTATAGATCAGATAAATATAACGCTATTGAATCAGATATAACGCTATACCCAATACCTGTATCAAATTTAAGAGTTATCCCAAAAACGCCTAGTGGAATAATTATTGATGAATCACTTTATCAAATCACTGGCTCGATTGTTGGAGCAAGAATGTCAATTAGCTGGAATAGTGAGCAAGGGGCGCGTTATGAAGTACAGCATCGGCCTGAAAACGGTAACTGGATTACATTAAGCACCCAGACGGCTTCGATAGATATTGAGCCAGTTTTATCTGGTAATCATCAAATAAGGATAACTTCAATTAGTGAAATTGGTCTTCGGTCTCCAGCGGCTCAAGAATCTAAAATTATTTACGGGCTAACACTACCACCTAGCAATGTTACTAATTTTGGCCTTCAATCACTATCGGATGTAGGTGTATTTACTTGGGATAAGTCAATCGATTTAGATGTTTTAGTGGGTGGAACAATACAGATAAAGCACACTACGAATAACTCTACTCCGTTCTGGGAAAGTGCAACTTTTAT